AGCAATTCCTCGTATTTGCAAATGTGTATAAGTGCTAGGGATTGACGAAAAAGTTAAAGTAGAATTTGAACCCGTTGCAGTTAGCGTAGCAATAGACTCGTAAGAGCCACCGCCGCCACCTGCGCCGCCTGAGTCTAAGACTGCTGCGAATGAATTAAGCAATGCCGCCCACCACATACCATGTGTCTGTGCCAGTCTTAATGCAAGCTGCTGACTTGTATTGAGCAAGGGTAGGAGCTGCTGCTACTGCGCCGCCTGACAGGACTGTAGTAGTGCCAGATGTTACAGCTGAGATTGTGCAAACTCCCACGCCAATGTTAAGAACAGTCAGCACAGTACCGATCGGGAAAGCAACAGATGCGTTAGTAGGGATCTTAAAGGCAATCGCTGTTGCCTTATTCATGATCTCTAGGACTTGGTACTGATCTGCGCTAACTGCTGTGTAATCTGTTGTGTTAGCTGTGCCAACAGTAAAGGCAGTAAGGCTGTTGTACATGGTCGAAGATAGGACATCTCCTGTGGTTGCTGGCAATCCTGTTGGCATTGTTACTCCTTAGTAAGATAAAACGCTAGTGCCTATGATACCCGATACAGGCGATCCTATGATGAATCCATCGATGATTGGCTCTGCCGTGGTGTAGTTGACTTTCCACGAACTAGGAGTGATTTGATGGTTAACACCGAAGATCTGGACAGTCTTTGTCAAGGTAGTCGAGTTAGGCTGAGTGGTGGTTATTGTAACTGGACTAAAGAAGTCCAAGCTCAATGCTGCGATCTTTCCTGCGCTGTATCCGTCCTGCTGTAGATCAAGGGTCAACTCGTCCACACGGATAGATGTCTCCTGCCGTGATGCGATGAAAGCAAGGGCATAGTTAAGTGCTTCTGCATCGGTCTCCATGAGAAGGCCAGATGCGTTATAGGAATGGGTAAAGTACTTAGCGATAGAAGTTGCATTCTGCGCAGTCTGGACTGTACCGCCTGTGCGGGTAACAGTTGCCTTGTTGTAGATCTGGGAATCATCAAAAACCCACTTGACATTGAAGTAGCCAATGCCTGTGCCATTGTCATTAAATACTACAGGAGTGTTTGCTACAGATGCCGTTGTAACGGTTCTATCTTGGAATACAGCCCTTCCCTGCCCATCCATATAGAAAGCACCATATTCAGTCTGTGCGACCGTCTGTAGGGCTGCTAGGGCTGTTCTCTGAGTTGCTGGGTCTGCCTGACAAGTAGTAAGTCCTGTGTCAATATCTCGCTGGGAGTTAGGCCAGCCGATGCTATCTAGGATCTTAGTGATGCGTGTGCCTGTGGTCTCACCTGCAACTGCTCCAGCCACACCAAAGAATTGTGCATTCTGGAATAGACGGAATCCATCGACTGCCGTGACTGTGGTGTAGACAAGATCGCCCTCGAACTTAGGCGTGGTCGTGTTATAACTTGTGATGTAGCCAGCAAATACTGGATATCTCACACCTTCCCATGTTGCGCTGATAGTGATCTTGCGCATTGGGTTAAGGTAAGTGTAGTAAGGGCTGGATGGATTCTGTGGATTAAAGTCACCATTCTGGTCAAGGATGCGGATAGCTGCTGTGCCAGTATTAAATTGCTCAGCTGATAACTGCCGTCCTCGGTTAGTCTGTACAGAATCTAAAAGGTTAGATACATCCACGACAAGGCTAGTTGGTGAATCAGAGAATACATCTTGACCACCGATTTGAGACTCGCCAATGATAAAGGGATACCCGAAGGTTGCACCTGTGGAGAAGTCAATTACGACATTGATGACTGGTCTGGTCATAGTGATCCAGCAGTCGTAATATAGTCACCGCGCTTATTCAACTGGATCAAAGAATTTTGAATCATGTTAGTTAGTTCATCTGGGTTGGCGATGGTGTTAGCGTAGATGTTTACCGTAGCTGAGCGTGCCTCTGATTCGCGGAATGACTGAAGCGCACCTGAGTTGCTGTAGATAGAGCTGGCTTGTAGAGATGCAGTCTTGGCTGCTGTGTCTAGATCTAGCAAATCTGCAAAAGCGTTAGCGCGAGCCGAGGCTGCGTCTGCGTATTCAAGGATGGCATCAATAGATGCCTGCGCTGCAATCGTCTTAGATATAGGAGCAATGTAATCTCCTACTGGAATACCTGAGCCTAAAGTAGAACTTCTAGGTACTGTTGCAGTAGAAGCTGCATTAGCTTGTGCGAGCAGTTTAAGCATCTCTTGGATCTTGGCTAGAGCTGCATCTAAGTTTGTAAGGTTAATTAAATCTTTTGGCTTTAGGCTTTCAAGAATTGACTTGATGTCTGTAAGTTTTATGTTTTGCCCACTAAGTGCATTTAACACACCGAGATCAGCATTAAGTTTAGCCGTTGCCGCAATGATGGCCTGCTCATCTTTAGCAGCGATGGCATCTTCTAAGGCAAGGATTGAACGCTTAACATTAAGGCGAGCAGTATCGTTGGCAATCTGAAGGATCTGGGCTTGGCTAGTTGCCTTGCCTAGTTGCTCAGCCTGAGATGTAAGAGCTGCTGCGATCTGGATCTTATCCATGTCAAAGACTTCTTCGCCTTTGCCAAGTGCAAGGTTAGCCTTGTCGATGGCTTGCTTTAACTTAGCCGCTTTAAGTTTCTTCAATTCTTCAGCAGTTAACTTCTTAGCAGTATTAGCCATTTTATTGGTTACTTTGTACTGCTGTTCAAGCGACTTTAGATGCTGATTATCAGAGGACTTTTGTACGGCAGCCAATGTTCCAGCTGCGCTTGCTATATTCCACCAAGCACCGACAATAGGAACCATTCCTACATCGAACTTCAACCAATCAGGAACCTTGTCATCGAGAGCTTGGATCTTCTCTATTAACTTACCAATGCCACGAATCACATTAGCAATCTCTGTAGCAAAGTTTTGCATACTTGTCGCTAGGTTCTGGACACTCTTATCTTCGCCTAGACCGACAAGGGCATCGATAAGACCTTGACCAATAATCTCTTTAGCATCATCGGCTGCATTAGCCAATTTTTGCATTTGACCAGTAGGAGTGTTAGCAAGGTTCTTGTTAAAGTCTTTGTAGGTTGAATCAAGCACCTTGACCAGAGCTGCTGCGCGCTCTGTTTCAGTACCTGACTTGATTGTTTTCTTGGTTTGTTCATCAAGGACAAAACCAACTTTAGTCAGAGAAGCAAAGTTACCGTTGAGGGCTTGCGCCAGCCCATTGGTCATTTGCTTAAACTGATCAGCAGAAGCCGCTGCACCCTTTTCTGCTGTTACATAATCAAGGATGGCAGGGGTAAGGGTTTTGATTGTGTCTATCTGAAGATTAAATGTTGCAAGCTGTGACTGGGTCTGTGTGATGTTTTCTTTATTTACTACACCAATTTGTTGCAATGCATCGGCTTGGTCATAAAGAGATTGGATTTCTGCATCACGCGCATTGACTGTAACCTTGACAAGGTTAGCCAATCGCTCCTGTTGCGCTTGTGCTTCTAATGCAGCTTTAACAGATGCTTTGCCAAAAGCAATAACCTGAGCAGTACCAAAACCAAGACCTAAAGCACCTGCTAATTGTTTGACGCTTCTAGTAAGTTTTTCTGTAGAAGTCTCGGCTTGCTTAAAAGCCTTATTGCCTGTGAACTCCGCTGCAATATCAATGACTACATTTGCCATGATTAACCTTTCACCGAAGCTCTAGCATTCAACTTAACAGCTGATACTGAAATGGCTTTGAGAACGCCTTCTCTAGCTTTGCCATTATTCTCATCATAAGCACGATAGAGAACACGACCTTGCATTCGGCCTTTACCTTTAAGAGGTGCGCGCAATTTGCCATCTTGATTAAGAACAAATCTGCTGTCAGGTTTGACCTTACCCATTCTTTCGTAAATCGCTCCAGCTCTAGTTTTGTTGAAAACTTGGGCAAGAGATCTAAACCCTCTTGAATTAGGTTTCGATGGAGTTGTCTTGTATCCAATACCAGCCTTGACCAGAGAAGGATTAAAGAATGGGAAAGTTGCCTCTGACATTTGACGAGGCAACCATCCGCTTAACACTTCTCCGCGATCTGGAACATAGCCTTTAGCCGATTTAGAAATAGGCTGGATCGCTATCTTAATTTGCTTTTGTGTTTCTTTTGCTAGATCAGGAGTGAACTTGCGTAAAGCCTTGCGAAGCTCAACGCCGCCTTTGACGGTTGCTGGCATCTTTAGACTCCTTCGCTTCATCTTTAAGCCCCTGCACAAGTGCATCGAGCATGGTCTTATCTAGATCTAACAATTGCTGTGGCGCGATTCCCAATCTAATGCTTAGCCTAGCGATTAGATAGGTGAACGGAAGATCGCGCTTTAAGCTAAAGGGTCTGAGTCTAATACCTCAACACTCTTAAGTGTCTCGATAAAGTCAATCCCAAAAGGCTTAACAGATTCACCTGCTCTGCGTGTTACTTCCCATGCTAACCAATAGACATCCGATTGTTTTTCTTCCTGCCTAAAGGCACGATGAAAACCCATCTTTGTATGCAATTCGAAGGCGTATTCCACGGCAGGCGTGATTTCTCCTTCTAATACACTTCCATCTGTACGAACGATCTTTAGTTTTGCCATGAGTTTGCCCCTTTATAGTTTGTTTAGAATGTGCCTGATGTTGCTACTGCAACTGTTGAGTTAGCAGTAAATGTGATTGACTGTGTGCCGATGTCACCAACAGCACCATTGATGTCTGTTGTGTTATTGACTAGCAGTGAAACAGTGTAAAGAGGGTTAGTCGCTGAGACTACTGTTCCCTTTGTCTGTAGGAATACTGCTGTGACAGTTGTTCCCCATGCAGCTTGTAGTGTTGCCAATACATTTGCTGATGCTGTGTCATTTAGGAAGTCGATTGTCACTGTTGATGACTCTAGACCCTTAACGAACTTGTGAGAGTTGTCACCCATTGCGGTAACTTCTAGCTCATCAAATACGCGGTTGATTGTTACTGCTGTGACATGGTCTGAAAGATCGACTGAGTTAATCTTCACACCTACATTGTTATTTAGAAATACAGCCATGAGATTATTCCTCGTCCTTCTTAGTAGTTACTGGCTTTGATACTGCTGGTGTTACCTGCCCGATCTTGATCAGGAAGGCTTCGTTTTCTTTTTCCCACTCGGACATTTTAACTCCAACTCGTAAGGATTGATACGGACATCTCGCAGCTGAGCAGATCGCCTGATGCAGCATTGAGAATACTTGGTGCGCTGATTGCGCTTACATTATAGGTCAAAGAAGATGCTGCGAGCTTTGCGAACACGCCACAGACAGTATCTTCAATCCCGTTAAGGTTGCCTTCATTGTCAAATAAAGGCACAGTCATAATAATCTTAAAGTTAGCCATTGGGCTAATAGTGATGTGCTGATTATTGCTAGGTGTCAAGTACGGATCATCTGGAGACACAATTACAGAGTTAGCCAGCACTGTTGCAGGTGGAAACGCAAAAGTTTGCCACTTGGCATTGTCTACTAAAGCAGTTGCTAGTGTTGTTCTAAGAGTAGTAATAGCAACAGGCATCAGCCCACCATGCTGCGCGGATCAAGTGCGTGAGCGATCAATCCTCGCACCTTAGCGAGAAGCTGTGCGCTCATTCGGTAAGGGCTTGGCTGGAAATCGACTGCGTTACTGCCTGAAAGGGTGGCTGTACGCGCTTGCCAGATCTCAACAGATATCATAAGAGATGCTTGCTGGACTGCTGTGTCTGTTGTCCAGTCTGTGTAATTTGTTGCTGTGACTTTACCAAAAGGGGCAATAGGATGCACTGGCTTAATGGCAGCGTGATTTGTAACCATCGTTATTGAGTAAGGTGTAACAGCTGTTATAACTTTTGATCCGTTAAAGGAAGAGCCACATCCAGTTATTGTAACTGTCTGTCCAACATAATAAGTGTCTATAAGTTCTTGATCAAAGTAAAGCGTTCCCTCACCTACGATGCTGGAATGTGATACAGCATAATTACTGTTAGTCCATAACATAGGCAGTAGAACTGCATCAGATGCATCGCAAACTTCCTGCAAAACGGCATCTGTGTACAG